CTTGATGACATACTCAATGCACAGTGGGATGATAATGTGTTTAGCTTGGAGGATAAACGCAATGGCACAACTTGATTATAACTATAGAACACAAGCCATAGGCAAGTGGCTGCAAGCTACACTCAAGCGATACACACCACCGCAAGGCATGACCAACGAAACTCTATTGCAAGAGATGAAGTTCATTGTGCAAGACATCAATGGCATCATGCCCAATCATGTCAACGATGGCTTGATTGATTTGTTTTTAGAGAGAACAGACAGACAGGTACGCGCCATNNGCCATAGAAAAAAGAATCAAGGCCAAAGACTATGTGCCAGTTGATTATCTATATGGTCGGCTATCACACGGCTTGGTTCACACTACTACAGTTACAGACGATGAACTGGATGAATACAGATTTACCTATGAGACTAGACTAAGGGAGGAACAAGGTGACAAGACCGCCAATGCAAAGATTGAAGAGCTTACCGCTAAGCACAACACGTTTAAACAGGATTGGCATATTAGAGAAGCGAGTGGAGAGACTGAATCATCTGATAGAAATGCAGATAGAAAGGGACGGTGGCAGAAAGCAAGACATAAGTATATCCCAATGGCGCAGCGAGTTGGTGCTGGTGCTTGAGGAATTATTTAAAATAGCTGTTGATGTTGCTGCACATATGCAGTACAAATAGCCTTGATAACAATGGAGAATGTTATGAAACGTACAGGATTTATAGGTGGGTCTGACTGTGTAAAAATTATGCAGGGAGATTGGTATGATCTATGGCAAATCAAGACGGGCAAGATACCTAGCCCTGATCTTAACGACAACCTTGCGGTACGCATGGGTAGTTACACTGAGTCATTTAACATGCAGTGGTTTGAGGAAAACATGCCCAAGCGTGACATGAATGATTACCTAGTTCACAATCATCAGTATGAATACGAGCGCAATGTTGATGGCGTACCTATGAAGGGTACGATTGATGGTATGTGTCGCGGCTCTATCGTTGAGTGCAAGCATACCAATTCATACAACACTATGGATGCGTTGATTGAATACTACATGCCACAGTTGCAGTGTTACATGAAGCTGTCTGGCAAAGACGGATGCTTCCTCTCTGCTTTCTTTGGCAACAACAAGTGGGAGTGTTCGCACATTGCATGGAGCGAGTCATACTTTAATCTTATGATGACTGCGATCAAACAATTCTGGCACCATGTAGATACAGATACAGAACCACTTGGCTACGATCAGCCAGCAACTATGAAGATAGATAGCATACCTGTAGATGATATGATTAAGCGTGATGCCAATGGCGACAATCACTTTACATCTATAGCTCACGATTACATTGGCAACGAAGCCTATGCCAAATCGTTTGAGTCAGCCAAGAAAAGTCTCAAGCAAATGGTGGGAGATAATGAACGGGAAGTGTACTGTGACTTGTTAACTATACGCAGAGACAAGCGAGGTTCACTTAGAATATCAACACGCAAAGAAAGTGCAAAGCAATGATAGGGGTTTATGCTTTCATACCAGACATGCGTGGTAAATATGGCATTGATGTAGACTACATTGGTGTGTCTAAAAACTTAGAAGAAAGAATAAAGTCTCACTTTAGAACCAGAAAGCCTTACGCAAGTACAGCGAGAGGTCATATTATCTATCAAGAATTTAAAGATAGGGATAAGGCTGAGTGTTGTGAGTCAAGTCTTATTCAAGAGTTTAGACCAGTCTATAATAGAAGCATAGGAAGGGAGCATAGAATATTATACCCACACTTTTATAAAGTAAAAAATATAAAGAATGTTCTAAACGAAATAGAACGAAAGCCATGGTAAGGAGAATACAAATGGTTGAGAAAGGCACTTACAAAGATAGCATTGCTGTACGCAAAGCAAAAGCAAAAGCTAAAGCAACAAAAGAGTTTGAATTATCTTTAGAAAAAGCCAGAAATAAAGCACGAGAAGAACTTAATCAAAAACGTGAAGGCGCTGTTAATCTACGGTATGTAGCTGAACGCCTTCATGACATAAAAAATATGGACGAAGTAGAGGCATTCTACAAAGAGTGTGTCTACAATATTGGCATCAACACACTGCGTAATGGAGAAGCAGATGGATAACCTAGACATATGGAACAGGGTTGAGCAATCAGATCCTAAGTTTCTAAAGCAAGTGAGCTTTGGCGCACGATCATTTACAGCTATTGATCCTATGTATCAGATACGCTGCGCTACTGCAGAGTTTGGCCCCATTGGTAAAGGGTGGGGCTGGATTAACCAGACTAGATTCATTGATCTATCTAACGGTGACAAGGCTGTAGTTGCAGACGTACAGGTATGGCACGGTGAGTTGGTCAATGCCTTTGGCCCCTTCACTGGGTGCCGTAAGTTTTTTGATGCAGCCAAGGGCAGACTTGCCGAGGATGCACCGAAGATGGCTGTCACTGACGGCCTAACCAAAGCCCTATCACACTTAGGGTTTAACGCCGATGTCTTCCTTGGGAAGATGGATGGCAATAAGTACGCCGCAGATAGCGGCAGCAAAACCGCTGGCAATAGCTGGTAAATACAGGAGCCAAAAGCATGGCAGAACACGACAACACTAACTCAGGCGCAGCATTCAAACCATTTGATACGCAACGCATGATACTACAGGGCAAGCTCAACAATCAGGGCAACGATAGTAAGATCGTACTTGTAGCAGATCAGACAAAAGCTGGCATGAAGATCATTGAGGTGTATCAAAAGCTAGGCGTTATGTTTGAGAACGATAAACAAGGCAATGAAGGACGACCCGATTACTCAGGGCCAGTAGATAATACTAAATTAAAACTAGCAGGTTGGAAAAAAGCTAAAGATGGTAACAACTATATGTCTCTCGCCCTCTCAGAGAGCCAGCAGCAGCAGACTCAGAGTCTTGATAAGGCTAAGGTGCCTGACATAGACTTTGACGATGAGATACCGCCGTTCTAATGGGCGTTGATCCACACTTTGATGGGGATGACTATGTGCATGAGCGTGACTTCAATAGGCTCATGCCGCAGTTACAAAAAGTAAAACAATACATGGAGGAAAATGATTGGGTTACGCTATCTGAGTTGAGCAATGCAACGGGCGCACCAGAGGCAAGTGCAAGCGCTGCATTGCGAGACTTACGCAAGAAGAAGTTTGGCTTTCGTACTGTATCAAGACGATACGAAGGCAACGGACTCTATGCTTACAAGCTAGAACCGGCTGACTACAAAGAGCCGGTAGAGCCAGAGATAGCAGACGATTGGTGGAAGCACATATAAGTCTATTGAGTTGTATAAGATTATGCGGTATATCGTAGTCACCCGCATAAGATTGTAGTTTCTCCCTAGTCTTATGATCTTCCTCCCTTGGGCGGTGATGTTTCTCCATTGCGTCACCGCCCTTTTTTATAACGCAGGGGGCGGTCGGCTAGGTCGTATTCATCAACCTAATAAACACCCCCAGATAAGGCAGGGACTACTCTGTGTCTGATAAAAGCACAGCTCCATCCTTGTGACTTATCATAGGCCCACTGGATTAGCTACCTAGTGGGCCTTTTTATACCATCAATTCAAAATGCGGCGCATCTATAAATGGTCTGCGACCCTGCGATCTGCGTAAATCTATATAAGCATTCATCGCACCCTCGGCAGTAAGATCACAGCCACCAATGTCATTGATATGCCAAGCTGCACCCCATCTTAACGGCACCTTCTCAAAGCTGGCACCCTCTGCCATGGCGTCAGCTATCTCGTCGTATAGATTAAGCTCCCATCTACCGCCGCCATTGTAAGCCATAAGATCAACAGCCAAACCATCCAAGTGTTTACTCTTCATGGTCTGCGATGCACCAGAAGCAACTAACTTACGCTGTTCAGCCTTAGTACGGATGCCACAGATCACAGAGAAGTCTTGCTTAGTTACAGTGATAGCATAGTAAACAATGCGTTGAAGCCTGTCATCTACAGTGCCTAACCTCTGCAAACTGCGTTTGCCTAATACATAACCCATTACTTTTTAAATCCTCTCATTGTTCTAATGCCAAAGCTGGCAGCTATACTTGCATACATACCCCACTGTACCCACAACGGTGTAGTCTCAAGATTAGCAAAGCCCTGTGCCATTACGTCTTGCATAGAAGGAATGAAGTTCATCAGAAGAATAGCTACAAACACTACAGTCCATAGCTCGTCCTTCCACGAATCCTTACTAGCCTCTATAGCTGACTGTTCCCAATCAGTTTCAGAGGTAGCCTTCTTTAATGCTATCTCAGCGTTAGCTTTTTGTACTGCTGTCTTGCCGTCTATGTAACTACTAGCAAGGCCACTGATCGCAGTAACAATACCACCTATCATTTTTCGTGCGATAGCCAGACAGCAAATGCTCCCGTCATAGCACCAGTAACTACAGAAATTAATGAAGCCTGTTGCGTTGATATGTCAGGCATAGATAAGGCCCACTCAATGCAGCGCACATAAACTACAGTCATTACAAACATCATAAAACGAGGTAGAAGTTTGTACTCTAGTATCTTAGAAAAAACTATTGTCATTCAAAGCCTCCTTGCAAGCCTTCCATTATCTCTTTAACAGTTGGGCGTCGCTTTACATTAGGAGAATAACGACACTGAAACTGTCTCGGACATTCTTTAAAACTAAAACTTGGGTAGTGATACCCTATCGTATTATTTGGCCCTTTGTAAATGCAAACCATTTCGCCTTGTATCTTAGTGCGTTTAGCCAACTGGCAAGTAACAAACTCAGGATTAACTAAGCCAGCATAAAAATAAGCAACAAGCAAAATCATTTAGTAGCCAACACAATTAAATAAATTCCACCACCAAGCAAACCAATTATACCTAAAGACAAAGCAGCTATAGCAGAGTTGTTAGCTATCTGTCTCTTAGCTTCCATCGCAGCATACACAGTTTCCTCTCTTTCCTTACGGATTTGTCTACGCATTTGCAACATATCGTCATATGTTGATGGGCCGAATCGCATATTAAGCATAAACTTAATTTCTTTTTCCCGTTCAAGTAGAGTCTTTTTGCGGATAACAATGTCCATTGCTTCCTGTTCAATGTCACCGCTATGAGAATGTTTCTCTAAGAGAGTAGGTTTCTTACGCTGAGACTCAGCTTTAGATATGTCAGCAACAGCAGAGTACCAAGAGCCAAGCTGTTTGCTTACGTCCTCTAGCTCACGACCAGCACCAACAAGAGTCTTAATACTTTTAAATGCAACATTAGCAGCAGCAAAAGCAGTGACAGGATCAATCATAAACTGTTACCTCATTTGGATTTACCTTCTGAGGAATACAGTAAGCAGTGCCATAATCATTAGATTGTGGATAGCCAAAGCGACGAACTAATTCTTGGGCATACCAGTTACAAATATCTACTCGCCTAAAATAAAGCTCAGATTTTATAGGTGTCCGTTCTGTTCCCATGCCGAGATAAAGAACAAGAACAAAAACATGTACCACATGCTCACCCCATCCTGCTAAGAATAGTAAGAAGCATAATAATTGTTGCACCAGATGTAGCTATAAGCACAGTTTCAAGTCGCTTGATCCGAGTAAAGACTTCCTTGAATTGGATTCTTACCTCTGTTTGCAAAGCAACTACATCCTTTTCTAACGCAGAAACGCGCTCATTTATATCTGCCATTAACTAGGTTCCGTAGGCCAATCGCCGCCGCTGCCATCCATGTCAGGATAGTTTAAGTTAGGCCAGTTAGAGTGAGTAGTAATATCACGTAGTGCTGTACGGTAAGTTACCCATGCACTAGGTACAGACCCACCAGCTTCTAATGCCTTAGTCACTACCCAATCACATGCAGCTAGACGTTTATCTCTTTCTGCTCTGTTACGTGTAGCTACTTCAGCATTAGCAGCAGTGACTACAGCAGCACGTTCCTCAGAGGTCATGTCTGTGACACGGCGAGTATAGACTTTACCGTCTTGCAGATATGGTGTGACTGCCTCATTCTTTTGTGTGGCTGAGTCATAAGCTAAGAACACAACCACCTCTGCACATGAGTTAGCCGCAAGCCAATCAGCATCAGGTCCAGCTTTAGGAAATGAAGTGTTGGGAAACAGAGACTTGTGGTCTGCTATCTCAGCTATAGTGCTGCCATCTAGTTTTGCTATCTTCATGTCTATTGTCCTTTATCTGCAAATGGTTCTGTGTCAGGGGTAAAATTGGAGGTGTAACGGGCCATCATGCTGACTCGGAAATCATCAATATAACCGTTATGACTAATACTAGTTGAAGAAGGAGTATACCGCCCACCAATAGTAAAGTCTCCTGCAACCCAATTTGAGGTATCACTTACAGATGCTGTTTGTGTTCCATCTATAAAATATTTAGTTGTTCCGCTGGCTCTGCTTATTGCAACGTGGGTCCACGTATTATTGGAAAATGTATTTGCATCCCAACCTGATGCAGCAGTGCCGCCAGCAGAATCAAACACAAGCCAAGTATTGTCTACCTCTTGGGCCAACATGAAATGTGATGTGTCTCCAGATGACCTGCCATCAAAAATAGTTTTTACTTGGTTGTTGTTAAAAATACCGTAAATCCAAAATTCTATCGTAAAGTCACCAGTTCCTCCACCCTGTTGAGGGTATCGTGCAAAACATTCTGAAGTTCCTCCATCTAAAAACAAAGATGTAGCACCGAACTTTTTTACTGACGTACTTATTTTAGCATTGCCAGCCAAAGTTATATTATTCTGTGCAGCACTATCAATTGCTTGACCATCGGCCATGTTGAGCAGCAGCTTGGTGTTGGTGATGGCTGTGAGTGGGGTTGTTGGTGGGGTGAAGTTATTACTGCTATAAACTAAACTGCCTTTAACAATTCTAAAATCAGAAATATAACCGTTCCAAAATCGGTCGGTGGCGTAAAGATCTACGCCTACATAGAAAGCTATGCCCGAAGTGTTTATTGTTACTCCCTCGGCTTGGCTTATGTTTTCTACCCCATTAATGTAGAGCTTATAGGTTCCAGACGATGACCTAGTTACAGCCAAATGTGACCACTCGTTTAACGAGGTAGTCCCAGAAATTGAAACATTAAAATTATCCGTACCACTGACTCTTTGCAAAAGAGAATACTTTTTGTTTCCTTCATAAAACAGTCGCAACAAATTATTATCGTCGGTGTAAAACTCCCAGACGCACTGCTTGGTTGTATCTGCCGCACTTCTATAAACCCAGCACTCTATTGTAATATCGCCATCAGCTACATCAAAGTCATTACTTGCAGAAAGGCTAAGGTAATCACTTGCACCATCCATGTATACTGATGCGCCATTTGTCCCTGCTTTATACACTTTGCTAGACAGGAATGGGCCAAATGCTGTGACTGCTGCACTTCCTGCTGGTGTAATTGTGTGCCCGTTTGACGAATTATCAACAAACCTGTTGCTTTGGCAGGTTAGCAAATTTGTATCACTATCTGTTGTAAAAGGGGCTGTTGGAGGTGTAAAATTAGATGTGTACCTAGCTGTAGAACTAAACCTCACATTACTTACCTTTCCATCAAACACTTGTCCCGATGAAGTAAAACCTCTACCTGTGCCAATGTATTCTAAATCTGTTAAATTTCCACTAACCGCAGTAGACGTTGTGGAATCAGCAACACCATTAACATAAATTTTTAGTGTGCCAGAACTTCTCACCACAGCTAGGTGCGTCCAAACTCCTGCGTCCCAAGTTGTATCATTAAACTCCAGAGTAGTCTGTCCTGCGGTGCTAGAGGTTCCAAAAAGAAAATTCTGCACACTGCCATTATAGATATTAAAAACATTTATTAGGCCACCAGAGTTATATGTAAGGTGGATATAATTTCCATTA